ATTAACACACCTTCGTAGGGTTCCGTCGTTGAAATTGTTCCATGAAAGGGTCATGTTAGTCCCTATCTGAGCTGCAATCTCTGCGTCAGTTTTGACGTTAGTACCCAAAAGTATTTCAGCCTCCTCTAAAGAGTCTGGGAGCTGATCTGGATCCTCTCCAATCACCATGCCTGTTTGCTGCTTAAGCTGCTGCAACTGCTTCTTTGCCTCAACCTGGATCTCCATCCTTCTCTTCTTGTTGTTCTTTTCAGAAGAAGAAAGAGGGTCAATAGCCTCTAGGTTAGGATACGGATCTTTGGACAAAATTTTGTTTACTACAACCCTTACGAATTTAGGTAAAATAGGAACAGGGGTGTAGTCCATATTCATCAAGCTTCCGTCACCATCGTTAGGATTAAGGGATCTGAGAAGCTTTTTGTATATGTTGGTGTCTTGAGTGCCGTTAGCGTAATCTCGGCTTCTTTCGAATACCGCATTTCTTTTACCGTAAAGAGATGTAGACTCCTTTATTTTGCCCCACTGGTTTTCAATAGCCTTTGCATACTGCAAACCATAAGACATACTCTCCTTAGTTGATGCGTCTGCCAAAGGGTTTGGGAAGGAATGCTTGCTATTTTTATCGAGGCTCATAATTTACTTGCATTATGCATATTCTGCAAATATAACAAATCGTCGTTAGACCTTATATTTTCTAAAAAACACCTTTTCCTTAAAGTCAGACTTAGGTTTTTCTTTTTCTTTTTGAGCTGCAAGCAAAGCCAGACCAGAACTAATAGTTAAGTCAAACTTAGTTCTTTTGTCTATTTTAAACCCAATCCAATCCTCAAGGGTTTTGTTAAAGTACATGGCTCCTGTTTCTCCGCTTTCGTAATTTACACCAACGTGATCGTGAATGTATTTCTCTATAGATTGAGCATGAGACTGTATTACGTCCTGAGAGTTAGACGGTATGCCTTTTGTCTTTACGTTTACGTGAGAAGAGCTGCTCATAAGGTGTCTCGGTCTATCCATTAAGTAGCCGTCATAACCCCTTGACTCAAAGTACCTTACAATACCGTACTTATTGTTCTCTACAAGTAAGGGATACCCATAATAAAACGCACACATAAGGACGTCCTCATAGAATATACTGGCTAGGTCTGGCCTAGAGGCATACTCCACAACAAACATGTTAGAGGGACGGTTCATGCTAAACTTATTGTACATATGAAGAGCCCCTTTAGAACCTCTATTGTCCACAGTGGCATCTAGGTCATATGAGTCAACTCCTCCACAGCCATAAGAAGTGAACGGGGCTATTTTTTTTCCTCTTTCAGTTTTAGATATATTTCTTTCAGAAGGATCAGGCATCCAAGACACCCTAAACCTACCGTTAGGGGTGGGCGAGAAAACAACCTCTTTGTCTTTTTCCTTCCACGTAAAGTTACCGACAACGACAGGATTAGGGAACAGCTCGTCGTTGTACTCTATTTGCTGATATATCTTACCTATATTAAATAAACTTCCCTCAATACTATCTCTAAACGCTTCATCTTCGGTAAACGGAAACTGTCTAGTAACCTCGTTTAGTTCAGACGGGTTATCTTTAAACGACTTGCGTTCATTCTTGAGATAGGTCTTACTGCCAATTTCGATGGTATCTCCATCTATACCATGTATGTGTACGCTTTGGGGCGGATCCTCAACAACAGCATTGCCATAAACATCAAAGAAACCCTCTAAAGCATCATAGGCTGGGATAAATATTCTGTAGAGTCCTGTTTTTGTCCTGTCGTTATTGTTTCGCTCATTAGGATCAGAATCATACCACAGCCCCTTGTATTCCTCACCCCCTTTGTTCATGGGGTTTACCGTACTCCCCACAATGGCTTTACCCACCACCTTGCGCCCCACGATTAAACAAGTACGCTCAATCCTCCAGGCTTCTCTAATGTCAGTTGGTTTTTCCCACTTACCAGCCTCGTCGAGGTAAAGCATGTGTAGTTTTTCACCGTCATACGCATTGTTCGTGGTGTTCTTCCAGTTAATTACCGTGTTTAAAGCGTCACCCCTATGTGAGGTCTTATTGTTTTTAGTGATACGCTTTGACGGCTCACGAAATGCAAGTTCCATGCGTGGGTTGGTGGTACCGTCCTGGATAGGCTTGAAGAAGAATGGGTAGCTGCGAAAGATCGCAACCACCTTCTTCATGAATATGTTCTCTTGCGAGTCTTTACCAGTTTTCGATTGTATGCCAAGAAGCTTCTCTTTAACTTGACTAGCTTCATCCACAAGGACAGCAGAGCATATGTTAGTGTAGCCAGAACGACGACACTTAGTATAAAGCTGACCGAAACAACGAGGGTCAGCTTCACAAGCAGCCATGTGCGTAAAGATGTCTTTTTGGAAAGCGAGGTATGATGGATATCCGATATCAATTTTAGACCATTGTAGAAACATATAGTGTCTCCCTGTAATATACGTAGGCTCCCCATTATTGTAAAACCATACACCGTCGCGCCTACGCTGAAACTCTTGCTCGATGTAAGAACGAAACTTGTTACGAAACTCGGCAGGTTTTTCGAGCCACTCATCCATACTGCGTATCCTGCGCATTTCCTCTGGCATAGGTGTGCGCTTCCACAACTGCAACTTCTTTGGCTGGTCATGGAAGAGAATTTGCGATTTGCGCGGTTTCTTTGGCAGGACCACGAGTAACCCGTGGAGCTCGACAACTTGTCCTTCTGTACCGTTAGGGTCGATCTTAATCCCTTTAGTTTCATACCCCTTTATGTCGATTATAGTGGACATCAAAAGCTCTGTCCGTGTGAGTTCATTCTACCCAGCAAAGGTACACCATCTTTAGGGTTTTTAATCTCCATTTGTTCGCCACACTCACACTGGCCTTCAGGGTAGTAAACACTACCTTCTTTGAACTTCATGGTAAGGCTTCTTACAGATTTCTCTGCTTTACATTTTCTGCAAATTAGATCGGGCATATTGTTTAATTTAATTCGTACACCAGACAGGATTCGAACCTGTGACCGTCTGCTTAGAAGGCAGATGCTCTATCCAACTGAGCTACTGGTGCATGTGCTCCCTCCAGGACTTGAACCTGGGACCTGCCGATTATGAGTCGGATGCTCTAACCGACTGAGCTAAGAGAGCTTAAAGTTTACCTTTAGGTTACAGGCTGTATTGTTTTGATTATCAAAGTTATAGTCGTCCCAGTAGATCAATCCACTAGCGTTATTTTGAGAACCTTTCTGCAAAACCCCCTGAGTAGTCTTTTTCGTTTTCGATTTCTCCATTGTTCTTGAGTTCTTTAACCATTTGTTCTAGCCTCTGGCGCTCCACCAAAAGCTCTTTACAGTCGATAGCAGTTTGCTTTATGGATTGGAGCTCGGCCTTACGCGCTGACCCTCCCGCTTCGGGATCAACAGGCTTCTTGACTTCCTCAATCATATTATTAATGGCAATCTCCATACTATCCATTAGCCTTTGGGCGGCGCTAACAGTGGTAAACTTAGACTTCGACATATAACAAGTCTTCTGTACGGGTTCTGTAGTATTCCTTTCCGTCAATAGTAATTCTGTAGTCTCGATTTTCTTTAAATCCAACCACATCACCCACGGAAAGACCTATCTCTTCAATACCAGTAGACGAAAACGCGACCCTACCTCTTGTTGGTAGCTTCTCGCTAAGTTTGACAACCTCGATAAGCTTCGATTCTTGAACTTCTTCTTCTTCGATAGCCTCAAGAAGACTCCAACCCGCAAGAGGGTGGACATCACCAGTACTACTATCTTTAAAAGCAATAGCTTGATTATTGATAGCATGATCTTCATCATATCTGACAAGGTAGTGATTGTCATCACCAGTAAGTGGCTGGCCTTCATTGATAACCACGAGATGATGGAAGTAAAGCGTGTCGCCAGGCTTGACCCCAGTCTCGTACTTAAACGGAACAGCCACGACAGGGCCTTCTGTAATTCTGTTTTCAAATTCATTAAATCTATTGTCTACGTATAATTCTAATCCACCACTCGTTGTAATGGTGTCGTCTATAGTCTTTTCTAACTCGACTACGAATAAGTTAAAAGTCTTCATTCATTAAAAATTTAAATCAAATTCAAGTACACAGGGCATCTCATCTACTGCCTTCCACAGCATAGTACCTTCATCATTTTCAATGTATATAAGATATCGCTGTTTTCCAAACTTATGGAGCTGTCTTTCGTCTTCAACAATAGCTGAGACCTCTCCAGATCCTGCTCTCATACCTACGTAATAGGCCATGCCATTTTTAGGGTCTCTTCCGACCACAATCTTTCTAATAAGTCCGTCCATTTTAGTTTAGGGATATGCCCAATTCACCAAGGAGGTCATCCAGTGAGTCGTCTTCCTGATAGGCGCTGTCCATAACTTGCTTTACCGTTTCTAGTTCCTCCCTGCTTTCTAGGTTAAAGCTGTACATTGTTTTCATTTCTGCGCTCTCATCACCAACCTCTACAGCGTCGAGGTCTATAACCCCGATAACTATAGTTGCTAAGGTGCGATCTTTCATTTCGAACTCGTCGATTGTTTCCTCCATCTTTTTGACGAGGGAATACATTTCGGCAAAGAAGAGGGTGTCTTTCGGGTTCATGGTGTAAATTTGTTTAAGTCAAATATACGAATTAATATGCCTAGGTCTCAAGTTAAGAAAACGAGGATGTTTAGAGACTTCTCAAAGATGCCTTCTAGGTTTGTAAAAAACAACTATTTAAAGAATCTTAAGAGCGCTACAGAGGAGTTTGTTGAGGGAAGCGAGATCACAAAGAGCTACTTATATTTTATGCTGTTTGTTTACGATTTGGAGTTCTTTACCATATCGTGGGTGGCAAATGAGTACGGGATGAATAAGAAGAACCTAGCTGACAGGATGATATACCCGTTAGTGTCTATGGGGTATATATATAAGCACTTCGATAAACTAACGCCTTCTCAAACCCTGGAGGATCATTTATTCCGAGATGAAACCAAGTTTAATTACCGAGTAAGGTATGCGCTATCCCAAAAGGGCAGAATGGCGGTGCAGCGTTTTTACAACACTTTGTAGTAAACTCCCTTTCTGTCTCGGTAGGCTCGCTTGATCTGCTTTCTGTTTTTCCCACCTTCTTTAAATGACACATGAACCCAAGCGGGGTTCTCGTCATCCCCGAATTCCCAGATCATCTGATCCCATTCCAGGTTCTTTTTTATGAAGTCAAATATCTCTGAGTTAGTAACCCTCCCATACATATCGGCGTCTATATCAATAGCCTCTCCAATCATATGCTGAGAGTATTTACTCCCACCTATCGCCTTATTTAACTCCTTCGATCTAAATCCAGAGCTGATCCCAATAGGTACGCCGAAGTGATCACGCACTGGTTGAAAAATGTGGTCCGCTACAGCCTGGAGGTTATGTATGGTCCACTTATCTGGGGTGTTGTCTATCCCCTTTCGGGTCGCGGTGTTGGATTTCACCACCTCCTTTAGCATAAGGTTTTTGCTTAATTTCATTTTTCTGAGCCACCCAAGAAGGGTTGATTCTTTTGATTCGAGGGTTGTGATAATATTTCTTCAATCTATGATTGAATATAGCAAAGTTAGAAAAAAAATTTGTGAGATCGAAAAGTTTACCTTACCTTGAGATCAGCAAACCGAATTTACGAAACAATTTAAAACAGTTATTTGCTATGAAGAATCTTATTTTAATCCTTGCTCTTGCAGTTTCGAGCTTAGTATCTGCACAATTCACTGGCTGCAAAGCTACATTCACTGTATCCCCTAATGACTACGGCCTTCACAGCTACAGTCTATCTGTATTAATGCCTAACGGACGGGAAGTAATGATCAATGATGATATGAGCGGATCAGTATTCACAATCGGAGGAGCCGAAGGTGAAGGTGATATCCATACGTTAGTGATGAGCGACTTTAACGGAAACGTTCAAGACACGTATATTATTAAGTCTGAGTCTGTAGACGGCACATGCCTATCTCTCTTTACTGCAAACAACCTAGTTGGAGACAACTCAAAGCTGTTCATCCATAACGGAGAGGGTGTAGTTGGTTACTAATTAGCCGCGAGAGGGCATATCCCTCAGAGCTTGAAGTAAGCCTTTTGATCCAGCAGCCTTTTGCCGTGATTGAAAGGCTTTCTTTTGTCTCATCTTGTTAGCTGACTGTGGCATATCCTTTTTTGTCAGGTAGTCCTCAACGAAATCATTAAAGTCAGCACCAGATCCAGACGCAGACGTTTGCTTAAAGGCTCTCATGGCGTCTTGTCTTGTAGCTGGTACCCCGTCAACATAAAACTGATCTTGAATTTCAGAAAACTCGCCAACTGGAGACTTTATCATCTTTCCAGATGCGTCTCTACGCCCTTCAACGCCTTTAGCCCCTTGAACTACCTTCTTTCTTTTGATATCAATCTTAGGTTCTCTGCTTGGATCAACCTGTCCCCCTTCTGCATACTTCTTTACCATGTCGTAAAGAGCTGCCTTACCTCCCTTCATATACTTTTTAGTCTTCATAATATTAGCTTGCTATAAATATTTCTACTTGAACTTCATTTGAAGCGGGATCTACTAAAATACTTTCTAAATCTGTCATTGTTGTGTTGATGTTTTTTGTGTCGTCGTCAACAGCTATACCATCATGAACTTTTCCAGTTATAAAGCTTTTACCAGCCTCCAGCACTAAAGTACAGGACGAATCTGCAACTCCATTTTCATTTGTAGAGACCTGTAAGGAAAGATTGACTTCATTGGAAGCATCAAGATTAGTGACTCGAATATACTTGACATCATCAATATCCATAGTGGGCTTTCCTGCAACTGTATGAGTGGTTGCCTGAAACGCAGCAATCGTAGTGTCCTGGCTAGCGGGACA